AACGTGAGTTTAAGTACTAAAAGTTTGGTAGGAAACTGATTTTATGTTACATAAGCAGGACTAGATTATGTATACAGTAAAAACTATTTATGTAAACTATATACTCAGTCTGATGCTAAAATGCATAACCTGATTATGTAAAGCTAGTCAGTTATCTACACCTACAGTAAGGAGTTTATATGAGTAAACTAATAGTTGAGTCATCTAACATCCTAGATACTCCAGCCGACATTGAAGACAAGATTGAAAAGGCTTACAATTCAATTCAGCTTCAGAGAGATAAGAAAGAGTTTTCTGATGTGTACCTTAAGTCTAAGAAAGATAAGCTGTCACAGCTAGTGACTAAGCTGTTACACAGCATGATAGATGAAGTATCAGAAGTACTTGAAAGTACCTGACCAGTCAGTATTTATATTATGAACTAAAATGTATGTTATTAAGGAGGTAACTATGAGTGACATAAAGCAATACCTTTTGATGAAGTCTAAAAGAGACCTTAGCAAGCTAGTTAAGGTTCAGAGACAGGTATCAAGAGGTGGAAAGGTATTTTCTCAGTACTTTTACGTAAAGCCGTCTGATGTAAAGACTACCGACAAGGTTGTCGGAGGACAACAGAACCTAATCAATCCACCTGCTGCCCAGCCCAGTTTATCTACTGGACTAGACATAAATCAGTTTAACAGCCTAGCCAGCAGTGACAAGGCTAAGGCACTAGAGTACCTTAAAAGCTGTGGAATACAATGGAAAGAACATAGCCACGCTGGAATCAACTGGATGCGTGCTAAACAAGCACTTCAGGCAATTTCTGCCCAGTCAAATGTTTTAGGTAATAATACCCAGCCAACCACCTCAACCAGCAATTCTGGACAGAATTTACAACCAAAAAATGATAGTAAAGATATGCTATCTAAGTTGACTTCTGTTCAGAAGGAACTAAACGATGAGTTAGCCAAGTGTACTAACAGTAAGGAAAAGGTGATTGTTCTTAAGAGTAAGCTGGGAGTTGACGGTTGTAAGTACTTTGCAGATTCCAATAACATTTCTTGGGCGAAAAGTGATAATGCAGCAGTTGACTGGATGAGGTTGTCTATGGCATTAAAGACCTACTATGATAAGTTAGACGTCAGCTTAGACAAGTTAAAGTCCACATCTAAAGATAAGGATGCAAAAAAATTTGACCCAGCACTTAAGATTCCTAGTAAGGCTACTGAGAGACAAAAGAACATCATTAACATCCTTAACACCATTTATGATGAGAATGAACTACAGGCATACGCAGACACTGGAATGGTTCCAGAAGATGATGTAGCTAAGTCATTCATTTTGGACAAGTTAGCTCCAAAATTTAAGGACTTTTCCACTAATAACGACAAGCACTTTCCAGTTTCTGCCAGTGGAATTGCTGAACAAATTATTGCAACTACTAAGGCTACTGGTGTCGCTAGAACTTCTATTAGAAATGGGTTTACTACAATGGTTAATGAGTTTAACATGGCAATGTTTGTTAACCCAAGAAGTCAGATGACACCAATGTCACACACCAATTTCTTTAATGCAGGTGTCAACACTCAGAGTCTCATGACTAGGCTTAATAATGCGTTCGATACTTATACTACCAACAAATTTTCTAATAAAGCCGATGACAACACATCTACAGATACAAGAGGTTTTTACATGACCAATATGGGGTATACAGGAGAAGACCCAGCTGAATACAAAGAAAGATATAACTTAGATAATGAAGGCTTTGTATTAGCTCTAAAAAGCATAAAGGCTAAGTACCCTGAATTGTCCAGTAAGTGCGATGAAATGGTTTCTGACTATGATAGTGTAATGAACATTGTTGGAGGTAATCGTAACCTTTTAGAAAGACTACTGAGAATAGATTCTTGGGATGAGACTACAGAGGACTTTAGTGATTTTGCTTCTCATTATAGTCCATCTATTTATGATTTTATTACACCTGGAAGAGCAAAAGTGTGCCTAAAAGAACTAGACAATCAATACCAAGCACTTTTAAAGATTAAAGAACAGTATGATTTGTCAGATGAAGACGTACTTAAAATGACAAAATCATACACAACATCTTCAGTAAAAATATTTAAGGGTAGAAATTTACTAGGTGAAATTGACCTAACAGAGTACATGAAAGGAAATGGGCTAGAATATACAGCATCTTTAGATTCTAGGTATAATCAATATGAAAAACTGAAGTTTGACATGCTGATTGCAAATGTTTATAGAATTACTGGTAAAGAACTGATTGATAAAAAGACTGATTATGCCAACAATAATATTCCAGCTCATTTAGATAAAGCCTCTATGTATAGGCAGCTAGAGCAGATAGCTTCTATATCAGAAAGCGACTTTAAAAAAGTGCATAGCCTTGTAAACAAAATGTTTGGATATCAGTATAAAGACAATAATGATAAGGTTGTTGATGTGAATTCTGTGAATTCTCACAACTTTTTTACTAATCTAAGAGGCTTAAATGTGTCAAATGTTGAAGACGCTGATAAAGACCTTGTTTTATCCAATCTTTTGTCTATGTCATTAGACACTGTAATGAAGAAGAGTGTTACAGAAGATGTACATAATAGTACTATTAGTAGTATTAATGACCAAGGTACTGATTTTTCAAAGAACTACAGTTATTACTACCCTACTTTTAACCAGATGAAAAAGACAGTAAGGTCAAAGCAGGGTACGTACTCACCTTATACTATAGACCACCCATCATACTCAGTCAATGAACTAAACGACATAATTAAAAATCAGGTTGCTAATTCAGTGACTTTTTCACCAGACTACATCAATGATGTGCATAAGTACTACAGTAAGTACCATAAAGGTGATGAGTTAAAGGCTTCAGAAGAGGCTACATTTTTGAAGATGGGTTCAGAAATAACCAACTATTCTGAACACCCTATGAAAGATGTATTGTATTCATATACAACTTCTACACTTAGATATATTCCAAGGATGCAGGCTGGGAAAGGTGTAGAAGACAAAGTTGCTAATAGTCTGTTATATAGCCCATTTAAGTTTGATTCATCAGATAACAAAAATGTAGTAACTGTAGATGGATATACTGCAAGTGCTGATAAACTACTGAATATAAAGAGGTTAAGAGAAAAAGCCTTTAAGTCAGTACACTGTTCTGTAGCTACAGAAGATGAAGATACCTCAACAAAGATGCGTAAAGAATTCTTAGATAACTGGGACTATAAGGACGGAGAAAAAACACCTGATGGGTTTACAAAGAACAAAATGTACAGTGGTTCCAACTCATGGAAAGGCTATGATAGAAGAGCATTGTTTAACTCTAGGTTCTTTAAGGTTAACAACTCTAACATGCATGAAGGATACGCTGAGTACAAGAAAAAATTAGAAACTGATTATCCTAACACTAAGAGAGCAACTGACGAGCTAGAGCTTTACCACGCTTGTTCTTATGCATCAACGGCTGGTATCTTAGGTAAGACAGGTGGATGGTTTATGGGTAATGAATACACTAAGACAGCTAAGGCTTTAGGCGAAGGAGCTTATTTTGGATACAAAGGTGCTAAGTCATCAGTATACTGTGGTGAAGGTAAAGATGGTTACCATAACACTAGTACTACTGGTATGGTTGGAGATAACGCTAACGGATGTTACATTATGGCTACAGTTATGAGAGGTGTACCTTTTAAGGATTCTAAGTCTGATAGAGGTACATTCAGAGACTATGAGCTGGTAGTAAAAAACAACAATTGCATACTTCCACATCACTTTGTAGATATTTCAGCAAGATGCCTAGGAGTGAATGTTAAAATAGACTCTGCAGGAAACTATTTGGATATGACAACTGATACTGTAACACATGATAAGTACGGACGTAGTGTAAACATGAAGTAAGCTTTATTTAAGTATAAGGCTTAATAGGAGGTGACTAATATGTCTATAAAGAAAGAAGTATACCACGTAAATCTGATTGGTCATGAGATTAATGAATCACTCAAGAATAGACTGCCTCAGTCTGACAGAGAGATTTTTTGTAAGAAGCTACATAAGATAACAGAGCCTGATGACCATGATTGTAGAAACTGTAAGTACTTTGCTGGTACTGCTATGGGTCACGGTATTGAATGTAAGTGGAAAGATGTAGTTGATGACCCACACATTGATGAGGTAATTGTACCACACAAAAATAGAAGAACTGAGTTGGTTAGAGTAAGCAAGCTAATTGACAGGGGAATTCTTAAGAAAGGGTAGGGTTGCTTAAGTATGGGAAGGTTAACAAGAAGTCAAGTCAGAAGAATCCAGAAGATTATATCTGAACATATGGAAGCAGTGTCGTCTATTGTACTAGGAGATGTTGAACCATCTCCTAGACTTATTAAAAAGTTACATCTACCACGTAAGATAGAAGACATGATAACCTCAGCATATAAGTACGGTAAGCTCAGTTGTCTTAAAGGTAAGAATCTAAGTAATATGTCTGAACAGGATGTTAATAACTTACTGAAGAACCTTAAGCTAACTAAGTCTCAGCAGTACTCTATAGAGGCATCTAAGATTAAGGCTCAGCAGTACCTTGACACTCTCAGTCAGAAGATTACCACGAGTACCATCTCCATGGCTATACAGTCTGACTTAAATGCATGGGAAGCAGTTAAACAGGTAATACCAGCTGCCATGTGTAATGACACTCCAATGAGTCAAGTAGTACAGAAGCTAAAGGACATGACAGGAGATATAGAAAGAGACTGGGACAGAATAGCTCAGACAGAAATGTGGAGTGCCAAGTGTCAGGGTGAAGTAGAAGCAATTATGAACGGAGAGAGTCCATTTTCTAAGGATAGGGGTGATACAATGGTCTATATAAGACCGTCCAAGACTGCTTGTAATAAATGTAAGCAGTTATACCTAGAAAAAGATGGTGTTACTCCCAGAGTATTCAGTGTAGCTGAATTGGTAGCTAACGGAAGCAACTATGGAAAGAAGCAGGCTGACTGGAAGGCTTGCGTTCCACCATTACACCCTAACTGCATGTGTGTCCTGAATGTAAAGCCTAAAGACACAGAATTTGATACATCTGGAAATATTATATACAAGTACAATAAGTCATAGTATTTCATAAGGAGGTGATATAGTGGATTCATCCAGAGTAATAAAAGTAAATCTAGTAAAAAGTGAACCGTCCACTAGTTTACATAATCATTCAAGACCAGCAGTCCATAATGTAGACAGTCTTAATAAGTCAATGCCAGTCAGAGAAATGAAGGCTTTTGAGGAAAATCCAATCAGGATGGCTCAGAGCATGCAGTACAAGGATAAGCCAACCAGCCTATCCTATAACATTTTGTATCAGATAAGTGTAAAGAACTCAGTTGTAGCAGCAGTTATCTCTACAAGAGTTAACCAAGTGTCTACATTCACTAAGCCTAAGAGGTTTTCCACGGATGGCGTTGGATACGAAATAAGACTGAGAAACTCTAAGATGGCACCTACTGAGGAACAACAGGAAGTAATGCAGTCCTTGGAGCTGTTCTTGGAAAATTGTGGATTTAACGATGACCCAAGCAGAGATGATTTTGATACATTCATCAGAAAGCTAGTCAGAGATAGTCTTACATACGACCAGACCTGTTTTGAGATTGTTCCAGACAGAAAAGGCAGACCAGCTGAAATTGTAGCAGTTGACGCAGCTACAATTAGAGCAGCCAATGAAGAGTATTCTTCTTACGCATATGGTAACGTTGCTAAGCCTAAGAAAGGTGAAGAGGTTGCTTGGGTTCAGGTAATTGACGGCTCAGTTGTATCTTGGTTTACATCTAAGGAGTTAGCTTTCGGTATTAGAAACCCACGTTCAAATGTCAATCTACAACCATACGGATTTTCTGAGCTGGAAATGCTAATACAGCAGATTACTTCTCACCTGTACGCAGAGGAATACAACAGTAAGTTCTTTTCGCAGGGTGGAACAACTAAGGGTATTATCAATATCAAGTCTGACCCTAACGGTATAGGAAACAAGGAACAGCTTGACTCATTTAAGAGGCAGTGGCAGTCTCAGGTAAATGGTATGACTGGTGCTTGGAAGACTCCAGTACTACAAGTGCCTAACGGAATTGAGTATGTTAATGTATCTCAATCAAATAGGGAGATGGAGTTCAACCAATGGATTAACTACCTAATCAACATTGTATGTGCTGTATACGCTATAGACCCAGCAGAAATCAACTTCAGTAACAACGGTGGGGCAGCTGCACAGTCTTCAGTATTCGAGACTTCTCAGGAACAGAAGCTGAAGAACAGTAAGGACAAGGGATTAAAGCCACTTCTTAGATTTATAGAGTCCATCATCAACAAGTACATTATATCGAGATTTTCTCAGGACTATGTATTTGCGTTTACTGGATTGGACGATAAGTCAGAAGAAGAAAAGGCAGAGCTAGACTCCAAGCAGGTAAAAGTATGGAAGACAGTCAATGAAATCCGTAAGGAACACGGAGAAGAGCCTATTGAGCATGGTGACGTAATCCTAGACCCATCATTCTTGAATTACAAGCAACAGCAACAAAACAGTGGTGCTATGCAGGATAATGGATTCGGCGGTATGGAAGATGGTACTGAAGGTGCTGATGAAGGCTCAGAAGAGTCTGATAATGTATCAGAAGAGCCTAATGAAGGTGCTCCAGAGGAAGAGCATAATGGAGATACATCAGAAGAGCCTAACGAAGACACCCAAGAGGAAGAGTCTGGTGACACTGGTAACGATGAAGAAGACTATAGCAGTTACTTCAATGATACTGATGAGACTAAAGAACAGGATTCTAATGAACCAGAGGACTCTAAAGAACAGGAAGATGTAGATACACAAGATGTTGAAAAGTCTATGTCAAAGCTCATTATACACCTAGAAGACTAGTACCTATTTATACAGTTGTAAATAGGTTTTAGCTGTAAAATGTTTATAATTTACACAAATTTATAACTGTATGTTCTATATTATTCACTATAAGAGAGGAGGTAAATCATATTGAGTAATGACAATTTTAGTTTTAACATTCCTATGGAAATAGTAAAGTCTGAAAATACTGATGATGTATCAGAAATGAGAATCGCTGGATATGCTAGTACTTCAGAAGAAGACAGGCAGGGAGATGAAATTGTTCAAAAAGGCTTAGACATTTCTGACTTTTTACAGTTTGGTTGGCTTAATGTGGACCACGATAATACCAAGATTGTAGGCTACCCTGATGCAGACAAGTGTCAGATTAACAACAAGGGATTCTACATTGAAGGCATCCTGCTTAAAGGCTCTGAGCTGGCTAAGAGATTTTGGGACACTGCTGTAGCCTTAAAAAAGTCTGGTGCTCCACGTAAGCTAGGGTTCTCTGTAGAGGGTAAAGTACTAAAGAGAAATGACCTTGGAAAGATTATTAAGGCAAAAATCTACAATGTAGCCGTTACAGCTAATCCTGTTAATCCACAGTGTACATTTGAAGCCTTATGTAAGTCATTTACCAATGATACTTCTGAAGTAGAGAAGTCACTTGAGGCAGGATACAACGATGCCAATGGTTCTGCTTTGATTAGTCAGTCTTTAGATGAAGCGTTTTCCGTACTGTCTCAGGCAGTGGGTGACGATGAAGTAGCTCAGAAATTTATGCTTGCATTAAAGAACAGGCTAAACAACAAAACAGAAATTACTAAGAGTGAGCTCATTTTGTATTTCCAGCTTACAAAGGGATTGTCTTTTGATGAATCCAAGTCCCTTGTAAATACAATTACTAACCAAGTAAAGGAGGAAGATTAGACATGAAACTTACTAAAAGTTTAGCAGAGCTAGAGGCAGCAGCTGATGAGTTGCTGAAGAAGTCTAAGAATGCTAAAGACGATGAAAAAGCATCAGAAGACACAGGTGACGTAACTCCTGAAGAAGTTTCTGACAGTGGTTCTTCTACTGATGAAGACAAGGACATTGAAGATGAAAATCAGGATGAAGATGCTGTTGATGAAAAGGAAGTAGCTTTGGCTGAAGAAGTTGAAGACCCAGAGGATGAGGACGTTAAGAAGTCGGATTCAGACAAGACAGATGATGAGGAAGACTCTGATGAGGATGACGATGAAGAGGATTTAACTCCTGACGAGGTCGAGAAAGATGTAAAGGAAGACTTTGAGTCTGATGAGCTGGTAAAGAAGAGTATGGAGAACAGCGAGTTCTTATCTTCTGTAGTAGACATCCTTGCTAAGTCTATGAGTGATGTACAGTACAACGTACACGCTGGTAACAAGGCACAGTCTGCTGC